TAATTTACCATTCAAAAAACCAGCAGTTGAGTCATTTGAACTTACAAGAACTTTAACATCGGTATCAGCAACAATAGCCGACCAAGCAGATCCATTGTAAAAATTTAAAGTGTTAGCAGATGTATCGTAATATAAATCTCCTTCGTCTAAAGAAGAACTAGGAGCAGATGATGCTATTCTATATCTATCAGCAAAACTATTTACTCCACTTATATTTGATGAAACAGTATTAACATTTGATATTGATCCAGCGACAGTTGCAATATTTCCAACTACACCACTTGCTCCAAGAGTAGCCATGTTTGTTACATTGGAACTTGTCGCTAATAAATTCATATCAGTTACAATATCTGATGTCGCAAGTTGATTAAGATCACTTACTATATCTGATGTTGCTAAAGTATTCATATCAGCAATAACATCACTATCAGCAAGTAGAGCCATATCAGCAATTACATCACTTGTAGCAAGTAAACCCATATCGGTAACAACTGCACTAGCAGATAAAGTATTAATATTTGTTTGATCCGAAGATGATGGTGTTGTTCTTACCCAGGCACTTCCT